CCTTCGGCCTGCGCGTTTACCGGATCGCCCGGAAACTGCGCAAGTACATCATGCTGGGTTCCAATATCCATGACCAGGCCAAAAGATTTAGCGTATCGATCAAAGTTGAACTCGAAGACAATCCCCGCCTGCGGCACGATTACGGCGCGGCCATTGGTAAAACTAGAATCTGGGGAGACGACCTGTTTGTCACAAAAGGCGGCACGATGGTTGAAGCCCTGGGACGAGGCGATCAGTGGCGCGGCAAGAAGTTCGGCCCTTACCGGCCTGACGATATCGGCCTGGACGATCTGGAAGATAACGCCACAGTCAGAAGCCCGGCGGTCACTCGCGCCATCGTCGAATTCATCCAGGGCGAAGTGTTGGGCTGCATAGAGGGCGATTGTTCGGCCACGATGGTCGGCAATGTCTTCCATGCCAAGAGCGCCATATCGCAACTGATAGCCGCCGAAAATGAAGAGACCGGCGAGAAACTCTATAACTCAAAAGTCTACGATGCCATCGTTGACGAAGAAAAACATATCACCCTATGGCCTGCCCGCTGGCCCTGGGATAAACTGATGCGCCGCAAGTCGCTGGTTACTACCCGCATCTTTAATAAGGAGTACCGCAACAAATCAACGGAAGAGGACAGCCCTTTTCCGCAGGAGACGGTCAGTTACTTTGAACGCATTGAACTTATCCGCTTGCCATTGATCTATGCCACCGGAGTTGATCCGGCCAGCACCGCAGGTTCCAGCAGCGATTTCCGCAGCGCTGTTACCTGGGGGCTTGAACGGGTCAAGATGGAATTTTACTGCATGCATGCCTGGATCAAGCGCCGCTCCATCGGTGAATTCTTTGCCGCCGCTTACGCGCAGTATGATGATTATCCCGGCCCGGTCATTGTGGAAGAAAACATGCTCAAGGATTTTCTTCATGAAGCGATCCAGAATTATGCAAAACAGGTAGGCCGTTATTTGCCCTGGGTTCCGATCCATCATTCCACAAGCAAGATCGATTCGCGCATTGTCGGCACATGTGAATATCTCTGGGAACACAAGAAACTGCATTTTGAAAAGAGACACAGCGATCAAAAGATATTGGAAGAACAGTTTGTCTACATCATGAACCCGAACGTCCATGACGACGGCCCGGATGCATCGGAAATGGCCATAAGCAATTTGCAGCATGGAAATGGACTGATCGAATATCAATCGACCAGTACCCGGCGATTGACATCCGGATCATCCATGAACGCATTTATGGGGGACAGATAAATGCCCCACAATCAATTTGAGGGTTTAAATGGCGACAAAGGGGCGGGAGTTTCATTGACACTGTTTATAAACATAACGTCGGGCGCGAGAAGGGCGAAAGAATCATGCCGTTAAACCCCGAAAACGCGGCGAGGATAAAAAATATCCCACTTCGCTACGCTTCGGGGATAATTCGCACTACGCTTCAGGCGGCGTAAAACTTGCCTTCAGCGTGTGCTCATTAAATTTGGTGATTCATTATGGCTAAAAAAATAAAAAAATCGAAAGTTACAACCGACGAAATCGCCACTATTCAAAAAGATTTTGATATTTTTACCGGGTGGCTGCTTAGACTGGAAAACCCAGACCCCGTTCTGCGTACCGAAGCGATGGGCAAGGGCCTAAAACTTTATGACGAAGTTGAACGCGACGCCCATGCCGGAAGTGTTCTCCAGCAGCGCATTATGGCGATAGTCGGTAAGGAATGGGAAATCATTCCGGCTAAGTCCGCAAAAAGCAAGGGACGTCCGGCCTCCACCACGCAGGAGCAGATTGTTGCCGATTACGTTGCCGACGTTCTGATGAATTGCAACTTCGACCAGGCGCGGCAGGAATTGCTCAAGGCCATTCTTTACGGTTTCTATAATCTGGAAGTCATGTGGAAAGTGACGGCGCGTTCGGGGAACCCGCCCTACAATCCTTCTACAGGCGGTAGGATCGCTATAAGCAAACTCATCGGAAAACATCCGCGCCGATTTGTATTTACGCCGGAACGTGAATTACACCTGTTGACCCTGCAAGATATGATCGTCGGAGAGCCGTTGCCGCCGTGTAAATTCATAACCTTCACCTACGGCGATTCCGATAATCCCTACGGCAAAGGCCTCGGCCAGAGTTTATGGTGGCCGGTTTGGTTTAAGAAAAACGGCATCAAATTCTGGATGATATTTTTGGAAAAGTTCGGCATGTCCACGGTTGTCGGCAAATATCCTCCGGGCACATTGCCGGATAAACAAAAAGAATTACTGGAAGCGGTTGAGGCCATCCAGACAGATACCGGCATTAAAATACCCGACAATATGGCTTTGGAATTGCTGGAAGCCACCCGCGCCGGGAACGTCTCCCACGAACAGCTCTGCGAATACATGGATAAACAAATATCCAAAAGAGTACTGGGACAGACGGCATCCACCGAAGGCACGCCCGGAAAACTCGGCAACGATCAAAATCAGATGGACGTGCGGCAGGAAATTACCGAGGCCGACGCCGATCTACTGGACGGTTGCCTCAATGACACCCTGATCAAGTGGATCGTTGATTATAACTTCCCGAATGTCACGGCTTACCCGAAGATGAAGACTTACGCCGCAGCCAAACCGGATCTGGCGGCCCTCAGCGCGATCGACAAAGCTCTAGCTGTCGATATCGGTCTGCCGGTTGCCGTTGATTATTTCTATGAGACTTATGGAATCCCCGCGCCGCAGCCAGGCGCTGTCCTGGTTATCCCCACTAAACCCGTTGCGCCTTTTGGCGCTCAAAGCCCAGCGAATGCCGGGGGAATCCAGGATGGTAAACAATTTGCAGAAACGAATCAACCAGACTGGCGCGCCACCTACATGGAAGCACTTAAACCATCATTGCAAAATGCCCGCACCGGAGCGCTTGACGAAATCGAAGCCTATTTGAGCAAACAGAACACACCGCCCACGACGACAGAATTTACCGCCGCCGTGCAGGGAATACTCGGCGCATCCTTCGGGTCGGTCGCCGCGGAGTTGATTCCGGCAACCATAGCCGAAATATACAAAACATATCGAGGGCCTATTGCGGCAGTGGGCTTCGGCGGGCCGGATGTCCGTTCCATGAACTTTCTTTCCAACCTGGATAACTTTTATGTTTCCAAATGGATTCAAAACCCTGACGCCGTGTCAGCGGTAAAAGATTTTTTAAACGAACGTTATCTCCAGGATGGCGCGGGATTATTTGGGAGACAGAATCCGGAAAACATTCAGGCCTTCCGGGATCTCTTCGGGCAGAAACTTGCCGATCTGGAAGACTGGCAGGTGAGCCGGATCATCGACACAAGCGTCACAAGAATACAGAACTGGGCGGCAGTGGAACAGTATCACAGCGCCGGGATAACCGAAATAGAGATCTACGAACCCACCCAGGAATGCGAATTCTGCCGCGACATGAACGGCAGGGTTATCAGCGTGGAGACGGCCTATCAAACTATGACGTACCAGGCGGGCCTTACGCCGGAGCAATATTCCGCCGCGATGGCATCCATAGCGCCGACAATGGAGAATGCCGATACGCTGGTCGCCAAAGGCGCATTGCCGCCGTATCACCCGCACTGCCGGGGAATAGTGATCAAACGAGTTGTGAGGTAGGGCGCGTTCGCCGAACGCGCCGATATGCGGACTATAGTCCCTACAAAAGATACAAGGATTTCAGAAATGCAAATTAAAACAGTCATAACACCGGACATCAAAAAACTGACTCAATCACTCACCGGTGACTTTGACGGCGCGCGAAGGGCGGGCATGATCAACCTTGTGGCCACTGTTGAATCTTTGGCGGTTAGGTATGCCCCGGTAAAAACCTCCAACCTTGCCCGGTCCCGGACAACCAGCGTTTCAGAGGACGGCAATAAAGGATCTCTGAGTTTCACCGCGCCTTACGCGATGTTTGTCCACGAAGGCACCGGACTTTTCGGAATATATCACCGGCGCATTGTTCCAAAAACCAAGAAAGCGATGTTCTGGCCGGGCGCGAGGCACCCGGTCAAATCGACGGCGGGCATGAAAGGCAACCCCTTTGCCACTAAGGCAGTTGACGCAGTCGATGCGTCCGCCGCTTTCGCGGAAGGCATGAGAAACTTTTTAATGAGATCGCGCTGAGAGCAAGCATAGCGCAGCTCAAAGCGCAGAACGAATTATCCCTGAGCGCAGCGAATGGGATTAAGTCGCGGAAGATAAAAAGGAGGAGTAACGATGATTAAATTTGCAGGTTTTGACGATTGGATTCCCATTTTTCGGGGCGGAAAACAAATAGACAGCAACGGCGTTGAGCACGACGGCAGTGAACTGATAGATAAGGCGCTGGCCAAGTTCAATACGGCTAAGCATGAACCGTCCATCTGCATCGGACATCCAAAAGAAGATGCACCCGCATATGGATGGGTAACAGAATTAAAAGAAGGCGCTGACAAACTGGGACGGTTGCTCCTTGCAAAGTTCGGACAGGTGGAACCGACGTTCGGCGCAATGGTGAAGGATGGCAGGTTTAAGAAACGCTCCGCCGCATTCTACCCGGACGGCACCCTGCGTCACGTCGCGTTCCTGGGCGCTATGCCTCCGGCTGTTAAAGGGTTGCCCAACATGGCTTTTGCCGAGGGCGATGCGGCCAGCTTTGAATTTTCCGATACATGGGCCTGGTCATCTCTGGCTGATATTTTCCGCAATTTGCGGGAATATTTGATCGTAAAAGAAGGACCGGACACGGCTGACCAGATTGTTCCGGACTATAAGATAGAAGATTTAAGATCGGCGGCAAATCCGCCTGCCGATGTAACATCACTTTCAGGTGATGAAATGCAACCAAACCTATACAAGGAAAAGGAGGATACGAACATGACACTCAAGGACAAGGCGGCCGCTCTCTTCGCAGAGATCTTTGCCAAAAGCGACGGTGAAACACCGGTAGTTATCCCGCAAGCAGCAGCAGCAGGGCAGTTTTCAGAGGCCGACATCGAGAAGGCCAGAACAGACGCCGAGAAAAAAGGACGGGAAGCAGCCACCGCCGAATTTGCCGAAAAGCAGAAACAAACATGGCTGACCACATTAAAGGGCGAGATCGCCGCTTTCTGCGAATCGCTGATCAAAGAAGGGAAGATAACTCCTGCGACGGTTGCCTTCGGCCTGCCGGAAATACTTTTTTCCCTGGCCGAAAGCGATAATCAAATTGAATTTGGCGAAACCAAAGAAAAGTTCACAGCTTTCGACCGCATGAAGGCGCTGCTGGAATCCGCCACGCCGCTTATCACATTTGCCGAAGTCGCCACCAGAGACAAAGACGCGGGCGGTGCCGGAACGGCAGGTGCAAAACTGGAAAAGTTGACCCAGGCCAAAATGAAAGAGTTGAAAGATTTAACCTACACTGCGGCCTTTGCCGAGGTGCAGAAAGAAAATCCCGAATTGACGCAGGAATACTCGCAGGAGCTTTCGGGCGCATAAAAACCACCTCATATTTCCCCCTTTTGTAAAGGGGGATTGAGGGGGATTTTAAACAAAGCAATCGGCGTGCACGGGCGAAGTAACCTTTAGGTCAGTGCCCGCCCTACAATAAAAAATAAGGAGTTCAACATGGATAACAAAATTTTAGACCTCTCTTTCGTTGCCTTAGAAAGCCTGGTCGATGATCAGTACAAATTCGTCGTCCTCACATCTACCGGTGTGCGGCGTCCGGATAACGAAACCGAAGGCCTGATAGGCATCTTGCAAAACGCACCGGGCATTAACGAGGCCGCTGTAGTGCGCGTCATCGGCGTCAGCAATTTGCAGGTCAACGATGCCATTGCCATTAACGCTTTTGTCAAGGCGGAATATGTTTCCGCGACTGACGCGGGCAAAGGCAAAACAGCAGCGGGGGCACTGGCCTACGCCCGCGCATTGGTACTGGGAGCATCGGGCGCGGAAGATGATCTGGCCTCAGTCCTTTTAAATGGTCAGGTTCCCGGCATCACCCAGACCGGCTGGTTTATCACCACGGTCACAACCGACGTTACAGCGGGCGTTCGCACCTACACGGCAGCCGAATTGATCGGCGGTCTGATCCTGCGTGATCCGTCAGGTGCAAACCGCAGTGACGTCAGCCCGGCTGCTGCGGACATCGTCGCCGGTTATGCGGGCGGCATTGTCGGTTCCAGTTTCGAGTTTGCGATTCGCAACGATGCGAACGCGGCGGAAACCATTACGCTGACAGCAGGCGCTGGCGTGACCTTATCCGGCACAATGACCATCGCGCAAAGCAACAGCAAACGATTCCTCTGCCGTTTAGATAACGTCGGCAGCGGTACGGAAGCGGTCACCGTTTACTCCCTGGGGACGTTCGTTCATTAAGAAATTGTAGGGCGCGATCCCCTGATCGCGCCGGATTGCGGCGTGCACAGGGTGCCCGCCCTACGAAAAACAAATATTAAAAAAGGAGAATAAACAATGCCAAACGTTAGAGAATTAATGGTCACAGGGCCTCTGCAAAACGTGTCCGTGGCTTACAGGAACAAAGATTATATCGGGGATAGGGTTTTTCGCATCCTCGATAAAGTGGATCCCAAAGCAAAAATCGCCATATATTCCAAGGGCGCGTGGTTCCGCGATGAAGCGGGTATTCGCGGCCCCGGCAGCCGGGCCAACCGCACCGGGTTCCCCATCGATTGGGCAAGCATTGCCACAAAAGAATATGCAATCGCCTCGGAGGTCACCGACGAAGACAGACGTTTCGCTAAATCTCAAATGGCTCCGCCTCTTCAGCCTGATCAGGACGCGATTGAATTCGCCGCCAATAAAATCGACCTGAAAAAAGAAGTCCGCATAGCCGCTATGATCACCGGCGGAACCTGGGCGGACGGCAATATCGCCGGGGAAGATGCTGCCGGTCTCTGGTCGCCCAAAGGCGATACCAACACGTTCCTGGATGATGTCGCTTTCGGCAGAAAAGCAATTCAATCCGTTTCCGGAGTTGACGCGAATTGTCTAGCTCTTGATTACGCGACCTATGAAGCGCTGAAACAATGCGCGGCAGTCCTCGATAAAATCAAGTACACCCAGCGCGGCGTGCTTACGACAGATCTGTTGGCGGCGTTGCTTGACCTCGAGGACGTGATGGTGGGCAAAGCCATTGTCAATACCGCCAAAGAAAACAAGGCGGGAACGTCCTTCACCTCAAAGTATATATGGGAAGTGAACGCGGGCAAAGGAATGGGCTTCTTATTCAACCGCCCGGCAGCTCCCGGTCGCAAGATTCCCGCTCCCGGTTATCAGGCGCGGACGGCCTACGAGGACGGCCAGGCCAGACGTACCACGACCTGGCGCGAAGCAGCGGAGCATCAGGACGTTTACGAAGTAGCGGAAGAAAGCGATCTCGTATTGGTAGACGCTGCCCTGGGTTATCTCTGGAAGGATACATTCGCTACGTAAATAAAATTTGGCTCCAGTTTAAATTCCTCCCTCGCCGGAGGGAGGAATTTTGAGTGAGACCAAAAATTAAAGGAAGGTAGGGCGCGATCCCCTGATCGCGCCGATAAGTGGAATTATCCCCAAGCGAAGCGAGCGGGACAGGCTCATTAGGAGAAAAAAGAACATGAAAAAGATATCAGCTATATTGATCACCATTTTGCTTTTATTCACGGCACCCGCGCACAGCACAAGCATATACTCCTTCACCGCGCTGACCGGTGGTGGAACGGGCGCATTGGATAAGATAACCGGCATTAGCAACGGCGATATCGCAGTCGGCATTGTCAGCGGAGTTCAATATTCCTATACGTTTAATGCTTCATGCAGCGATTCGGAAAGTTCACCATCAAAAATTAAACCAAATACCGATACAGGCTGCTGGGAAATAGCATCGAGTTTTAATGCGTCTTATCTGGAAAACCACACCGCGACTTATTTTCAAGTTGCCGGTTCTTATGCCGCCGACAACGCTGCAACGACTGTAAACGGTCATACCTGCTCGTTAGGTTCTTCGTGTACCGTTACAGCCAATCTTCCCTCTAATCCTACGGCCTGCACTACCGGGCAGTATGTTTCCGATATCGCCGCGGATGGTACTTTGACTTGTGGCACGCCATCTGGCGGCGGCGATATTCTCGCCAACGGCACAGTCCCATTATCCGCCGACTGGAATGTTGGCGCACACAAAATAACAGCCAGTGAATTTGCAACGGCTAAAACGTCCGGGACTGCGGGCAAGCGTTGTATTCCCCAGGCCAACTCAACGGATACATATGGAAACTGCGATATTGGGCCAGCTACAAAAACATCGGCCTATAATCTTAATTTTATTCAATCGAGTACGGAACCATCCGTCGGACAAACTAAAATTTATTCTGCGCCTGATGGAAGTCATAATGTAACCGAGTCGTGGGGAACCCCTATCACTCTTTACAGCACATACACGGCAGGACATATTGCTAAATTTTACGGCACGAACCAAATTCAAGATGGCGGGGTATTGCCTTCCGGTGCGATTGTTGGAGATACGGATACACAGACCTTAACCAATAAAACCCTGTCCGAAGGCAAAATGGTTCTGACTACATCAGGGCTTACTCAAGATCATGTATATTATATGGCCTCTGGCGGTTCGTGGACTGATGCAGATTCAAACGGCTCAGGGACGTACCCCGCAAGATGCTACGCTATTTCGACCACTCAATGCTTACTGAGAGGCGTTTATACAAAGACCAGTCATGGTTTTACAGTAGGCGCGAATATTTGGCTTTCTGAAACTGCCGGTGCTGTGACGTCTACTAGACCTGCCACAACAGGTGATGCAATTCAAACTATTGGATGGGTGTTAGACGCTAACACATTGGTCATTAATGTTTCTATGGATTACGGAACTGCGCCATAAGGTGAGGACATGAAAAAATACTTACAATGTTTAATCGTTATAGTTTTGCTTTCGCCTACTTTTTGTTTTGCTGCGTTTCAATGGAACGGTGCGGCCATTACACAATGGAACGGTGCGGCAATTTCACAATGGAATGGGGTGGCAATTTCATCTTCAACAACAATCAATATCAGGGTTGCGGCAAGTGCGGATGATGTAGGTGGTTTTTATGTTGTGGGTACTGGTTGGGGTTTTAATACTTTGTCCACTACTACGTTGATGGTTGGGCGTGCTTCAACAACTTTTTGGAGATATGGTTTTGGTATGAGATTTCTAGCGGTAAATATCCCCTCTGGTAAAACGATAGACTCTGCAACGCTAACTTTTGATTGCGACACCTCTTACAGTACTACAACTGCTTACGCCTATATCATTGGTCAACTATCTGCAACACCAGCAACCTTTTCCACCTTTGCAGATTTTCAGGCTAGGCGAGGAACATCAATGGACGGTGCAGACAATACCCAAAGGACAACAGCGCAAGTGTCTTGGACTATGGCGGCACAGACGGCAGGGAATACCTATACGTCACCGGAAATAAAAACTGTCATACAGGAAATAGTTAACACAGTTGGCGCAGTTACAGACTTGGTGTTGTTTGTAGACGATTTCGATAATCGATCAGATGCGGATGGCGCAAGGCGAAAAGGGGTCTCTTATGATGGTAACTCCTCCAATGCACCATTACTTTCTATTACATACCATTAAAGGGACAAAGATGAAAAAACTACTTCCAATAATCGCTTCCATTTTATTATTTACCATTCCTTGTTTCGCTACTTCTTACGATAATTTAGGAATAGGCGATAGTATTCAAAAAGGTATCATGGGTGCAACAAACGGTGGTATGCCTACTCTTAATAGTTATGATAGCAGGACTTATATCAATAGGGGAGCGGGTGGAACTTGCTCTGACGGAGCCGTGACCAACTTACCAACATGGCTTGCATCTGACACTCCAACAAGAGTTTACAGTAATTAT